GTACGTCACGGAGCTGTACTCCAGCGATGCCCGAATCATGACGTGCAGCGTACGCCTAAACGAGGCCGATATAGCCGACCTGAAGTTCAACGACAAGGTGTATGTGAACGATGCCTTCTACCGCATCCTGTCGGTGAGTTTCGACGCTAATACACCCAGCCTTGCCAAGGTGCAGCTCATCAAGAAATTGGATGGCCTTGCGCTATGTGCTGACACCCCAACCAGCCTGATAAGTTCTTCCAACATCATCCTGTTCAACGGCAGCAGCAGCGGAACCCCCGACTATGGGTCCCAAACGTGCTGCGAGTTCTACGGGTACTCATGGCAGCCCAACAAAAACACGGGAGTGAATGTATGCAGACCCAACATCGCACAACTACAAACGTAATGGAATCACCACGCCACATCATGCCAGCCATCGACCTGCTCATGGCAAGCAAAAAAGCCAACCGCCTCCCGTGGTGGGTCAAGTTCTTGGACTACACCATGACGGCCCTCTACCTAACCGCGTACGCCTTTGGCGCATATAAGCTCATCACATGGCTGTAACAAAACAACAGGTCGTCCTTGAGGTGACTGCGGACACTACGCAGGTCACCAAAAGCATTGACAACGTAGACGACAGCATCAAGGATACCTCGCAGGCCACCTCAGGCCTAACGGGACAGCTCGATGCGTTGACGGGGGGAGCCGTAACAGGGTTCGCCAAGATGGGTCAGGGCCTCAAGACAGCCGTAGGAGGATTCAAAAGCCTTCGCGTAGCTGTGGCCGCCACGGGCATCGGGTTGCTTATCGTGGCCTTTACCTCCCTGCTCTCGTTCTTCACCAAGACGGAGCGCGGTGCGCAGCAGCTGCGTGTCATCATGGCCACGCTGGGCGGTGTCATGGACAAGCTGACGGACGTTGTCATCTCGTTAGGCGAGAAGGTCTTTGAAGCCTTCCAAAACCCGCAGCAGGCCGTCAAGGATTTCGCCAAGCTCATACAGGACAACATCGTCAACAGGTTCAACGGCCTGTTGGAGCTTATCCCACAGCTTGGCAAGGCTGTTGAACAGCTCTTCAGTGGCGACTTTGCAGGAGCTGCCACCACAGCCGCTGACGCGGTGGGCAAGGTGACCCTTGGAGTGGATAGCGTCACCGAATCCTTTGGGGATGCTACGCAAGCAGCCAAGGACTATGCCGCAGAAATCGCACAGGTAGCAAAAGAGGCCGCAGAACTTGCCAAGCGCGAGAACGACCTAAAGGTATCCGAACGAGAGTTCCTTAAGGTGAGGGCCGAAACCAACAAACTCATCGCGGAGAAGCGGATATTTGTAGAGGACGAGAAGCTGTCGTTTGAAGAGCGCATCGGAGCGTTGGACGAGGCGTTGGCTGCGGAGCAAAGGACCATTGAGAAGGAGCTGGAGTTTGCCAAAGAGAGGGCCGCTATACTTGCCGAGCAGGCTGCCCTCGCAGAGAGTGACGAAGCCACCAAGCAGGCCGTAGCTGAAGCCGAGGCACAGGTTATACAGATGCAAACGCGCTCGCTGAAAGCGCAAAAGCGAATCGAAGGCGAAAGGCAGTCGCTACTACTGCAACAGGAGTCAAGGGAGAAGGCCGCAGCCGATGCAGCCGTCAAAAGGCAAGAGGCCGAAACAGCCCGTATTGACAAGCAGGAGGCAGAGGCAGAGAAGGCACGGCTCAAGACCCTTGAGGCACAGCAGAAACTGGAGGACGAGCTGTACGCGGAGACGTTGAACGCGCAGGAACGCGAAGAGCTGGCCCTCATGCAGAAGTACGACCAGCGCATAGCCATAGCGGGTGACGACGAGGGCCTTATTTTGGCCGCTACGGAGAGCTTCCTTAGCCAGCAGGCAGCAATCGAAGAGAAGTTTCGCGTGGCTGAGGCCGAAGCGGACAAGAAAGCACGGGAAGCAAAGTCAGCCGCTGACGATGCAGACGCGCAAAAGGACTTCGACCGAACCAAAGCCATCTTCGACAGCCGTATGCAGTTGGCACTCGGTGCCTTGTCTGCCCTTTCTGCCCTGAATGATGCCTTCAGCAAGAAGGATGACCAAGATGCAGAGCAGGCTTTCAAAAGGAACAAGGCTATTGCACTGGCCACGGCCACACTGAACACGGGACAGGCCGTAGTCAACGCCCTTACGGCAGGTGGCAACCCTATCAAGCTGGCCACGGGTGCGCAGTTTGTGGAGGCAGGCATAGCAGCGGCCACAGGTGCGGCACAGATAGCCAACATTGCGCGTACGCAGTACGAGGCTCCAGCCCCTGTCGACACATCTGTCGAAATACCTCCTGCACCAACGCTGTCGGCAGCCTCTACGGGAGGAGCTGCTACGGGTGCGCCACAGCTCGACCTGTCTTTCCTCGGTCAGGGCGCAGTGGGTCAGGCCCCTGTACAGGCGTTTGTCATCTCTCAAGACGTAACTACGGCACAACAAGCCAATCAACAAATCCAAGAACAAGCCTCACTATGAAAATTTTTGAACTCGTCATTGACGAAGACGCTGAGTTGTACGGCATTGATGCCATCAGCCTCGTAGACAAGCCCGCCATCGAACTTGACTTCGTGGCCCTATCAGAACAGAAGGTGCAGTTCGCTGAGGTCGATGCAGACAAGCGCATATTGATTGGCCCTGCCCTTGTGCCTGACAAACCCATCTACCGAAGCAACGGGGACGAGGAGTTCTACGTGTATTTCAGCAAAAGGACGGTGAGGCGGGCGAGCGAGCTGTACATGAAGCACGGCAACCAAACCAACCACACCCTCGAACACGAACACAGCGTTCAGGGCTTGACGCTTGTCGAGTCATGGTTGGTGGAGGACAAGCAGAAGGACAAATCAGCGTACTACGGCCTTGACGTTCCGCTCGGTACGTGGATGGTATCCGTCAAGGTTGACAACGAAGCCATCTGGCAGGAGTGGGTCAAGGAGGGCAAGGTCAAAGGCTTCTCCATCGAGGGATACTTCGTCGACAAGACCCAGCAGGCGCAACATAGCGAGGAGATGGCACAGCTCGCATCAGAGTTGCTTTCAATCGTCCGTTTTGAGACGTATGGCAACTACCCAGACGCGGTGAAGAACAACGCACAGAGAGGCATAGAGCTGAACGAGAAGCACGGAAACAAGTGCGCCACGCAGACGGGCAAGGTTCGCGCCCAGCAGCTGGCCAAAGGTTCGCCTATCAGCGCGGATGTGGTCAAGAGGATGGCGTCATTCCTCGCACGAGCCGAAGAATACTACGACCCAAGCGACACCAGCGCGTGTGGAACCATCTCGTACCTGCTATGGGGTGGCAAGGCAGGCAAAAGGTGGGCCGATGCGCGGATGAAGGAAATCGAACTGATGGATGCCCTTGAGAAAATTGCCCGCAGAAAGTAAGCAAACACCTCTGAACCCGTTATATACAAAACCCTCCCACACATGACTATCCAAAAACGAGTGCAGGACCTGTTCAACCGCTTCAACGTAGACCTCAAGGTCACGTCTGAGCGCATGGACATGGCCGAAGCAACTCTCGAAAATGGCACCGTGATTTACACCGATGCCGACAGCTTCCTTGAAGGTGCCGAGGCGTACATCATCAACGATGAAGGCGAACAAATTGCACTGCCCGAGGGCGATTATGAACTCGCAGATGGGGACATCTTGCAGATTGTCGAGGGCGGTAAGGTTGGAGGCATCAAGAAGGCTGAAGGCAAAGGCGATGGAGAAGGCGAAGGCAAGGGAGCCGCGAAAGGTCCACAGAAAGGCGTGAACCCGAAGTCAGTCAGCAAGCCAAAGGCTGAGGACGATGGAGGCGATGCAGGTGGTGGGGATGCTGGAGGCGGTGACGCATCTCCGGGAAAAGGCGGTGGCAAGGGAGCAGGCGGTGGCGGTAAGAAGAAGAAAGGTCTCAGCGCAGACGAAAACACAACCGATATGGATGACACAAAACAAGAGTACGTAGAGAGCTACGTCACCCGCGAAATCGTCGAGGAGATGATTCGTGAAGCTGTTGCCTCAATGATGGGCGACAAGAAGGAGGAGGACATGGAAGAGGTCGTAGAGGAAGTGAAGGAAGAGATGTCCGTCAACCCTGAAGCCCCCAAAGGCCACTCAGAGGAAGAAGCCCCAGCAGAAGAGCCAGCAATCGAGATGGAAATCGAGGTTGAACTGGAGGAAGAGCCAGCCAAAGAAGAGCTGAGCAAAGCACAGAGCGAGATTGAGTTTCTCAAGACGCAGCTGTCTGAAATCAAAAAGCAAGCCGCCACAAAAGGTGTGCAACGTATGGCCCCCACGAAGCGGACCGAACCCGTCGACTTGACAAATCTTACAACACAGGAGCGCGTCCGCGCCCTTGCAAATCAATTTTCATCGAATAATGGCTAAAGCTACATTCACTCCAAGCACGTACGCAGGGCAGGCCGCTGTCCCGTTCGTCGCTCCAGCAATCCTCAGCGCGGATACTATCGCCAATGGATACTGCTCCGTTCTTGAGAACGTCCGTTACAAAACCGTACTCCGTAAAGTTTCAGGCGGTGTCGTAGGCGAGCGTACTTGCACCTTCGACTCTCCGGCTGCTGGAATGCTTAACATCGGGGATGTCACTTTGACTCTCAAAGAGTTGCAAGTCAACGAAGAAATCTGCAACCACGAGTTGGCACAGACATGGGCTGCCGAGCAGATGCGCGGTAACTACGCTGCCGTCCCGGGCGACTACGAGGCTTTCCTTGCTGCGTACCTCGCAACACAGGTATCTAAGAACATCGAGCAGAACATCTGGCAGGGCAAGTACGACTCAGCCAACCCAGATACCCCTGTGGCCTTCACGTATAACCTCTTCAACGGCATCTTGGCTCAGTACATGGCTGAAAGCACAAAGAGCCACGACAACACTATCGTCGGAGCCTTTACAGCAGCGTCCCCAGCGGCTGGTTCACCACAAACAGGTATCGCGGATTTGTTGGCCGTCTTGGTCGCTGACCTGCCAGCCGCTTTGTTGGGCGACCCCGACACCAAAATCTTCATGAGCCGCAAGAGCTTCCAGTTGTACTACCAGTTCCTCGCAGCAAATCAGAACAACCCCGTGTTGGCTACTGAGATGGCGAAGTTCTACCTCGGCTACGAAATCATCACTCCTGCTGGTTTCCCTGACGACACTTTGGTAGGGTCACGGATTGACAACTTGTACTTCGGTACTAACGTGTTGACCGACCACACTGAGGCCCGCTTCATCGACCTTCGCAACACGACAGGCGCAGACCAGACGCGCATCATCATGTTGTTTGATGGAGGCACCCAGCTCGTAGACGAGGCGTCTATGGCTGTCATGCGTCGCGTAGAGTCGTAACCTTAACCGAAGCACGGAGGGGGGAGGCTCAACAGGTGCCTCTCCCCTTGCTTCACTAACCCACTTCAACAATGGCTTGTAGCTTAACACTCACAGGACGTTCTCGTCCATGCCGTAACGCCCTTGGAGGGGTCAAAAAGGTATGGTTCGCGGATGGTGCGCAAGGAGACAACTACTGGGATGACATCACCCTCACAGGTGACGATGCTGGCGAGTGCGCTGACACCCAAGCA